ATGGCTAAAGATTTAAAGTTCTCTGAAGATGCACGTCAATCTATGCTAAGAGGTGTAGATAAATTAGCAAATGCTGTCAAAGTTACAATTGGTCCTAAAGGACGTAATGTTGTATTAGATAAAGAATACACTTCACCATTAATTACTAATGACGGTGTAACAATTGCAAAAGAAATTGAATTAGAAGATCCTTATGAAAATATGGGTGCTAAATTAGTACAAGAAGTAGCGAACAAGACAAATGAAATCGCTGGAGACGGTACAACTACAGCTACTGTATTAGCACAAGCAATGATTCAAGAAGGTTTGAAAAATGTTACAAGTGGTGCTAACCCAGTTGGACTACGTCAAGGTATTGACAAAGCTGTAGAAGTAGCGATTGAAGCTTTACATGAAATTTCACAAAATGTAGATAATAAAAATGAAATAGCACAAGTTGGTTCTATTTCAGCAGCTGATGAAGAAATTGGTAAATATATTTCTGAAGCAATGGAAAAAGTTGGAAATGATGGTGTGATTACAATTGAAGAATCAAGTGGCTTTAATACCGAATTAGAAGTTGTAGAAGGTATGCAATTCGACAGAGGTTATCAATCTCCATATATGGTCACAGATTCAGATAAAATGGTTGCAGAGTTAGAAAGACCATATATTTTAATTACAGATAAAAAGATTTCATCTTTCCAAGATATTTTACCGTTATTGGAACAAGTGGTTCAAGCTAACCGTCCAATTTTAATAGTAGCTGACGATGTTGAAGGCGATGCATTAACAAATATAGTATTAAACCGTATGCGTGGCACGTTTACAGCAGTTGCAGTAAAAGCGCCTGGATTTGGCGATCGTCGCAAAGCAATGTTAGAAGATTTAGCAATTTTAACAGGTGCACAAGTGATTACTGACGATTTAGGCTTAGAACTTAAAGATGCAACAATTGATATGCTTGGTACTGCTAATAAAGCTGAAATTACTAAAGACAATACGACAGTTGTCGATGGTGATGGTGATCAAAACAATATCGATGCAAGAGTAAGTCAAATCAAAGCACAAATTGATGAAACTGATTCTGATTTTGATAGAGAAAAATTACAGGAACGCTTAGCGAAATTAGCAGGCGGTGTTGCAGTAATTAAAGTTGGTGCAGCAAGTGAAACAGAGTTAAAAGAGCGTAAATTACGTATTGAAGATGCTTTAAACTCTACAAGAGCTGCCGTTGAAGAAGGAATTGTAGCAGGCGGTGGCACAGCATTTATGAACATTTTTGATGAAGTATCAAAAATTGAAGCTGAAGGCGACGTAGCTACAGGGGTTAATATCGTCTTAAAAGCTCTAGAAGCACCTGTACGTCAGATAGCAGAAAATGCTGGCTTAGAAGGCTCAATTATAGTTGAAAGACTTAAAAATTCAGAAGTAGGCGTTGGCTTTAATGCTGCTACTAATGAATGGGTGAATATGCTTGAAGCTGGTATTGTAGATCCAACTAAAGTAACACGCTCATCACTTCAACACGCAGCAAGTGTTGCAGCTATGTTCTTAACAACAGAAGCAGTTGTTGCTAATATTCCTGAAGAAAATAACAATGAACCGCAACCAGGTATGGGTGGCATGCCAGGCATGATGTAAAAAGACCACTGAACACCGTTATATCAACGTTTGTAATGTTCAATGGTCATAATTTGGTCATATAAATTTTAAAATAATTCTTTACTGACGTTTTCCATAAGTCGACTGAACTTTTGGGAAGCGTCTTTTTTGTATGAATTTGTGATTTTAGCGTAGATATTCATTGTGGTATTGATATCTTTATGGCGTAGGCGTTCTTGTATCTCCTTAATGTGTACACCTGCCTCTATTAGTAAGGCACAATGCGTGTGTCTGAACGAGTGCGTTGAGATGTTTTTATCAATGTTGGTACGTGACATAATGGACTGAATCCACATAGATAATTTCTTAATCACAAGTGGATATCCGTTATTATCTGTGAACACAAAATTATTATCGACATAGAGTTCATCTTTCCAATTGTCCTGTACATTAATCTTATAGTCATGCAACATCTTAATCACATTAACATCTACCGTGATTTTACCGATAGAACTTTCAGTTTTAGGTGTCAGTATCTGATACTTTTTCTTATTGTTATTTGGATTGTAATACGTTTTAGTAATACTGATCGTGTTGTTCTCAAAATCAATATCAGACCATTTCAATGCCAATAATTCACCTGCACGCATGCCTGTGTATGCTAATGTGGTAAATACTTCAAAGCTATTAAGTGGTGCATGGTTATTTTTAGAAACCTCTAGAAATTGAAATAACTCATCTTTTTCGAGAAACTTTTTATGTATCTCAGTGTCCTCTAATTCTTCAACAGTACGTTTCTTTTTAGGTCGCTTAATTCCCTCACTAGGTAACACTTTAATTAACTTCATATCGTAAGCATATTTAAAAATCATATTCGTAGATGCCACAATACTATCAACATAATTCTTACTGTACTGTGCGCTCATATCGTCCACAAAGCGCTGATAATCATGTTTCTTGATAGTTTGTATTGGATAAGTATTAAAACGCTCTATGGCATGATATATGGCTTTCTCACGCGCTCTTACGCTACTTACTTTAACATCATTCGCATATTGATTAAGCCAATCGTCTGCTACTTGTTTAAATGTAGATGTAGACGGTGCAATATATTCACCATTTCTTAATTGACGTTCGACCATTTCGGCGTGATGTTTGGCATCTGATTTACGTTTAAAGCCAGATTTAGAGATGTATTCATATTTGCCTGTGGTAGGATTCTTACCAGTAGAAATACGATATCTCCATGTGTTACCACGTTTTTCATATGTTGCCATAGTTATCGCCTTTAATAGATTTTAGTACACGATCTATTTGATAATACTCTTGTTTATAAGTTTTTTCTTCTAATTTATTTTTAGAATATAAATCATTAATTTGATTTAAGTAAATCTTATATTTTAATTCGATATAACTTTCGATATATTCCTTTATATGTTCACGGTCATCTGACGAAAGTAACACCTTATTAAAATATTTTTGATTATTCATATCAACTAAATGAAATTTCAAATCGTTAATGGGAAAGTTATAAATATCCTTTTTATTATCCCCATTTTGCAATTCCTCTACAAATGTATTTAATTTTGATGTATCACTTTCAAAATTATTAACGAAAGCGTCCATTAATGAAGTTGATTCATCAATATATGTAGCTAATTCTATTTCTCCGTTCGCAATTTCATTAATCTCATTTATATAGTAATTTACTTCAGAAAAATTATCGTTTGTTATTGCTCTAAGGTATTTAGTTATAAAAGATTTTGACGGTATTAATTTTGAGCCGTTTTCAATACCACTAATGTGACTTTGTGAATATTTTATTTTTTTCACTAATTTATTAGCAGATATCTTTCTTTCTTTCCTTGCTTTCTTTAATAGATTACCTATTTTTTCACTTGTTTCTATACTTAACATTTTTATTCACCTCATTTGAAGTATACCATTTAAATAATCTTTAAGAAATAAAAAATTATCTCTTGAGTTTTGTGACTATATATATTATTATTTAATTAGAGTTAAAGAGATTAAAAAAAATCTCCAGAAATTAAAGAAAGAGGTGAATAATATGATCGAATTAACTGACGGTAAAAAACTTAACGAATTAATTTTGATGAGTGGTTATAACAAAAGTGATTTTGCTAAAAAAATTGATGTCACACCTGCAACAATCACTTATGTATTTAAAAACAAAAGAGTAACGCCACGTGTTGCTAAGTTGATTGTAGATGAGTTAGATATCAATTTTAATGATGTTTTTAAAATAAAAGAATTAAAGGAGGCATAACTAATGATTAAACAAATTTTCAATGATAAAGAAATCCGTTTTATTGAAAAAGATGGTGAGTATTGGGCAGTAGCTGGAGATGTTGCTAAAGCATTGGGCTACACACATACACCACATATGACTAGATTATTAGATGGCTCAGAGAAGGCTGTCCATAATGTGGACACCTTAAAAGGTAAACAAAACGCAGTAATTATTTCAGAAGTAGGTATTTACGAATCTATTTGGAATAGTAGACGTGATGAAGCAATAGAATTTAAGAAATGGGTTAAACAAGTCATCAAAGAGTTACGCCAATCAACAGGGCTAAAAGGATATGAAGCATTCCGAATGTTAGACAAAGAAAAACAAAAAGAAGCTATGGATAACTTAAAAAATGGTATTAAAGCTATTTCAAAAAAAGATTATTACAAAGCTCAATCAATTAGTAATAAAGCAGTATCAAATGTGTTCGGCTTTCCTAAGATGGTTCAAAAGGGAGATATGACACAGGAAATGCTGGAGTTAAGACAACAAGTATTAAGTGACACAGTAGAATTCATGGTATTTGTTGATAAATATAATCTTCCTTTATCAGTAAAAAAGCATATTTACGATAAATACAACAATAAGCAACAAATGGCTTAAGGAGGCGTAACACATGTTTAATATCGGCATTGATGAAGATGAAGCACGTGACATGCTACAACAAGCAATTGATGAACGTGTAGAAGAATTGGCAAAAGAGAAATACTTTATGACTTATAACGAATTATCAAAATATCTTAATTTATCTAAACCTACTATAGAAGATTTGCTAATCAAAAATGGAATGAAATATTTCCGTGTAGGTAGCACGTACCGTTTTAAGAAGTCTGATGTAGATGATTTCATGGATCACATTACTTCGCAGATGGATATTACTAACAACGATTTAAAAAGTTTAAAGAAGGTGAAATCATGAAATTATTTGCAACACTTATCACAGCAAGCTCATTGACTTCATTTGCAGTAGGTTATGTAACGGAGGATAATTTTAATAGTTTCGCTTTATACAGTCCACTAGCTATCACATCGTGGGCAATAACAGAATGGTTTAATGATAGAAAAATTAGAAAACAATTAATGGAGGTTGAATAAGATGAAAAATACAAGCCCACTAAAAGATTTTTGCATGACTTTTTCAGAAGTGAAATATCAATACGGAAGATTTGAAACACATAAAGAAATGGTTCAAGCAATTGATTTATTTATTAAAACTAATTGTACTAATGAAGATGCTGAAGCAATTACAAAATTAATAGAATTACGAGAAATAATATCTAAAGATTTAGAAGATGAAGCTAATAAGTTTGATGAAAAATCTTCTAAATTTGAAACAAAAGAAATTGCGTTTGACAAACATTATGGAATAGAAGGAGAGTTTTAAGATGGTCAGAGAAGAAAAAGTAACTAAAGGTAAAGTATTAGTAGAATTAGCTCATTACGGTGCTAAGGCTAAAGCATTTAGAGCGTCAATAGATTTAATTGTAAGAAAAATGGATTTAATCACTGATAAAGATAGTAAAGAATATAGCGAATTAAGCGAAGTTGCCAATTTAATATGGGCAATGCATGATGCAGCAGAAAAAACAGAAGCAGAAGCAAATGAGAAACTTGATGAAATATTAGAGCAAGAAAAAAAGGCATTATCTGCCGACCAAAGCAAAGATAACGCATAAGCATTTGAAAATTTAATAAAAACAAGCATGGAACGGTGCTCATTTATTTACATTGTACCATTTCATGCTTTGTTTTAAAAGTATGTAGGAGGGTTTTAATGGCAATTAAAGAAAAAAATAAAATTATAGAAGTTAATGTGCTAGAAATACCTAATGAATTAAAACAATTGCCTAAATGGGTATTGTGGCGTGCTGAATGGGATAACAAAAGAGAACAATATAAAAAAGTACCATATAGTTATGCTGGGTATCGTGCAAGTTCTACAGAAAGCGAAACATGGACGATTTTTGATGCAATTAATAGCTTGTATGAGAAAAGTGACGTCTATAACGGTGTTGGATTTGTGTTAAGTAACGATGATGATTATATCTGCTTGGATGTAGATAATGCAGTTAATCCAGATACAGGACAATTACAAACTGATCTAGCAATAGAAATGACTGATTTAACTTACTGTGAATTATCGCCAAGTGGCACTGGTTTGCATTGTTTCTTTAAAGGTACATTACCAGATAATCGTAAAAAGAAACGTAAAGATTTAGATATTGAATTATATGACACAGGACGTTTTATGACTGTTACAGGTCATTCAATCGGACAAAGTGAAATTTGTGATGAACAAACTGTAATAGATAACATCGTTGAGCGTTATTTTAAATTAGAAGAATCAGTAAAAACGTTCACATTACAGCCTAATCACACTGTTGATTTTAGTGATGATGAAGTTATTGATATTATGATGAAATCTAAAAACAAAGATAAAATCAGTGATTTATTAAAAGGACATTATGAAAAATACTTTGATAGCCCTAGTGAAGCAGTACAAAGTTTATTGCACTACCTAGCTTTTTATACTAGCAAAAACAAAGTGCAAATGGAACGTCTGTTTTTAGATTACAATAACTTAACTGATAAATGGCATAGTAAACGTGGCAACACAACATGGGGGCAGTTAGAGTTGGATAAAGCTATTAATAATCAAAATGAAGTTTTTAGAAATCTGAATTATGACTTTAATTTTGAAAAATCACAATCTAAAAAACTAAAAAGGGGTTCGTGGTGGATTTATCCAGAAGGTGACACAAACTATAAACCAACGTTTGCTCATACAATTATGGCTGAATACATCTTACAAGAATATAAAATTGTGAGATACCCCGATGCTGATGGTGAAATATATATTTACAACCCTAAAAGTGGGATTTATGAAATTGATAAAACTGGTCGTAAGATGCGTGGAATTATAAGAAGTTTAGAAATTTTAAAAGATAATGCTGTTAAAGAAGTCAGAAATTACATCATAGATACATGCGATATTAAAACTGAAGTCAACACAGATTATGTGGCTGCTAAAAATGGTTTAGTTCATTTTAAATCAAAAAGTTTTAAAAAGTTCACACCTGATATATTTGTGATTAGTAAAATACCTACGGCGTATAATCCGAACGCTTACGATGAATTTATTGATACTACTATACAAAAAGTATCATGTAATCATGAGGCTACAAAAATCAATATATACGAAATGTTTGCACAAGTTTTATACCCTAAGATACTCGTTGATCAAATTATATATCTATTAGGTACTGTTGCTGATAATGGTAAATCTACAGTGCAACATATGATAAAAGCAACGTTTGATAGTGGAGGGCAAATCTCGTCAGTAAGTCCACAAAGGTTAGCAAATAATAATTTTGCTGGTTCAAGTATCTATGGAAAAATGGCGAATTTAGTTGATGATTTACCTAATGTTGAGATTGAGGACACTGGGAATATTAAAACTTCGGTCACAGGTGGTTATCTAGAAATTGAACAAAAGGGCAAAGACAGTCGATCTGTACGTATGCAAACGCCATTTATTATTGCTAGTAATCATTATCCTAAATTTAAAGAAAGTGGCGAACAAATTAATAAGCGACTGCACATCATACCTTTTGAATACAGTTTTAAAGATGATGCGAAAAGGTTAAGCACAACGGAAAGTACGGACAAAATTAACAGCGAAAGTGCTAAGGAATACGTTTTAAAGTTAGCAATTGATACTTTAGCTGACATGTTAGAACGTGAAGGCTCATATATTACACATAATGAGCGTTCTGATAGAAGTATGGAAATGTTCACAGATAATAACAATCCTTTAAGTGAGTACCTAGAAGATAGAAATGAAGATTATTTTCTAAACAATCCAGAAGCAAGTTCATATAAAGATTATAAAATATGGTGCAATAATAATTTTGTTAGAAATCCAATTGATAAATCAGAATTTAGGACTATTATAGAAAATCAATTTAATATAAATTGGAAAAAATCAGTTAAGTTTACAATAAACGGTAGAAATATCGTTAGAGGTGGATTTAGAAAAAAATAAATAAGTAGCGTAACTCTACCTAATTCTACTAAAACGCTACCTTTGTAAAAGCTTTAATATCAAGGGTTGTGACTATTTTGGTAGCGGTAGCTTTAATTTTAAGAGATAGAAAATATTTAAAGGTCACAAATACAATATATAAATATATATATGTGTGTAAGAAATCTATTTACGCTACTAGAACGCTTGAAACCATTGATATGACAGTCACTATAAGGGTAGCGTGAAGGTAGATTAGTAGCGCTTTTACGCTACTTATTATAAAAGACAGGTGATTAATATGACAAAGACAGAAATTGAGCATGATATTTTTGGAAAAATGGTTGGCAACAAAGACTTTATAAATACTATGATAAGTAACCAAAAATTCTTCAAACATGGACTCTTAGAAGTTTTAGTAAATGAAAAAGATGATATGTCAGTGAATTTTATAAGAACAATGCTAATACAAGCAGAAAACAACAATGTTTACATTATGCCGATGGGGGATTTTGTGATGTATTTTACTAAAGATTTTAAAAGTGTTATCGCGTTTGCATTACGCACACCCAATCCAACACACGCTAAATGTTTTAAGGATAAAAATTTTGTAGAGATTGACACATTACACTCTAATAAAAAAGGTAACGGAAGCTATTTAATGAATTTGGTTATAGAAACAGCTGAAGCTATAAATGTACCAGTAGCGCTGTGGTCAGAAACTTCAAAAAATACAGCTTATTATAATAAGTATAATTTTAAGCCTTATGGTAAAAAAGGAAAAAATAAAGAAGAATTGTTAATCAGAAAAAGAGTACCTTCTATTTAAAACTTAAAAAAGCATGGAGTGAATAATATTATGATAAAAGAAGAAAGCAGATATTTTAGAGAGTCGAATTTTGGGCAAGAAGATTTAAACCAAACAGCAACAAATATATTGATAGATGAATTAAACAAAAACGGAATAGAGTCAGTGGACAGAATATATGCATCAGTAGTACAAAAACCTAAATTTGAGCAGTTTAAACAATCGGGAATATACCCGACAACAGGTAATTGCCTATGTAATTTGAAATATGACAAATGTCAAATGTGGTGTCGAGGTTTGGGTATGACCTTAGATCATGGAGAATTATGGTATAAAAATAACAAGCCTTATAAGTATGTTGCTCAACCATATGTAGTAGATAAAAAAGGATTGGAAAAGCTAAATCAAATATGTAATGAACAAGACTTAGATTATAAAATTTTTGGAAATAGTTTCCATTTCTCTGGCGATACTTTTCTAATTGAAATTTACAAAAGAGAAAACAATTAAGCGATAATAAATATTATTACGAAACGCTTATAAACACTGTCATACCATGTATTCAAAGTGTTTTTGTGATATAATAGAAGTATAGTTAAAGTACACAAAATTGGTATTAATTCACTCAAGAGGTGATAAGGTGAATCACCGAAATATTGCTAATAAAATTGTGATGAAGCTTCCGGCAAATGTAAACAATGTATCGGATAAATATATTAGTTCATTGGTAAGAAAACATACTAGGAAAAAGAAAGATTTTATCGAAGTAAAACGCATAATAAATCAAAAACGAAAGAAGGCATTTAATTATGGTAAAAACAGTACAAGACAATACAATCAATATCTTTGATAATCAAATTTATGATAAGGGTGTTAAGGCAAAAGAGGTTAAACAGAAGTACCATCAGCTAACAAATCGTATTAAACAGATTAATAGTAAAATTACACATTATCAAAATAATGATGAATTTGCAGAAGCAACAAAATTAAAAAGTCTACAATCAGATTTAGAACAAGAATTAATCGAAGTCGACGAACAACTTAACTCATCAGATTATAAAGTAACTGAAGAAGAATTTGAGCAGTTCTACAAGGCATACAACAAAGAAATGACAGGATTTAAGGATGAACATCAAAAACTAGCGAAAGAGATGCAGGATAAACTGCAAGATGTTGTGAAAGTGTATCGTAAAATGATTGAGAATAAAAATGAGGCTGGTCGTCGTATATCTCGTGAACGTTATGTTAAGCAAGAGAAGAACAATCCTGGTAACATTCACAACCAGTATAAAGGCCAAATGCTAGACCATGAAATAAATTTAGGTGATGGCAACAAGTACGACGAACAAACGACTCCTAGAGGCTATGCATGGCAACTGGAGAAAGCATTAGATACCGTTTCTCGTGATGAGTTCCAAAAATATCATTATGGCAAGAAACAATGGTAAGGATGTGAGTATATGCTAACAACAATCAAACAATCAGATAATAACGTTAAATATAATAAGCAAAAGAATCGAATTACAGTACAAGCACTTACAACTGATAAACCTGTAGAAATGGGAACGACCAAAACAGTAGATCCTAACTATCAGACATTTAAACCATATGAGTTAGATAACAATGTATTTCAAGCATTAAAAGACAATGACAAGCTATGTGTGATGTTAGACAACAATAAGGATAGTAATATCCTAGCATCGATACATCGCGGCAATTTAACAGTGGTAGTTAATAAAGGACTGTATGGACTGTCTATAGAAGTGGATGACAAACCAATTATGCAAGAATTTATAAAGTTAGTGCAGCATAACAAAGTTAAGAGTGTACAAATCTATACAGATGAAGTGACATCGATGAATAAGCTCATTGAAAAGATTGGTAAAATAAAAGCAATTTCTATTAATACTAGATAATATAAAGTAGCATTATGACGGCGTTCATGGTATAATATAGATATTAAAGATATACTAAATCTTTAATGTTGAGCGCTCAGTATTAAAGTCTAAATTAGCCATTGGGCATTTAACTCCTTGTTATTTTCATTAGTTCCTAGTTCTTCTGTACGTTGGTTTAGGCCATCACTATTAATTGGTGGTGGTCTTTTCTTAAAGTATATATGTGAAAGTAATCACAATGATATATGTGGAACGCATTCAATGTGTAGCAGATACTTCAACATAGTATATAAAAGCACATGCAGTTATAAGACCCAAGTATTAAAGGTGCAGGCAAACAATGAGCATAGATAATAAAGCGCCATCTGTTATAAAGTGCCCAAGCATTAAAGACACTGTGTATTAAAGCACACTGCTTATTAAGGTGGATAGTTTAGAGGACTGCACAATAAAGTACGCAGTGATTAAGCTACCTACATTAAAGGTCGGGTTATTAAGGACACAGTTTATAAGGTCACTACTTTTAGTATGAGGATTAGATCCAACTAATGAGATAGTTCACACAGAAGTTTCATTGTGATTGTTCATCAACATTCAAAGAGAAGAAATGAATTGTAATTGATATTTGATTTCTAATTAAGAATGATTAATCCAATTAAGATAAATTGTTTAAGTTAATTCATTTGTTGAAGTTCAATTGTTGATTGAGTTCAGGAGATAAATGATTTCATTTGTTGAATCAATTCAGTTAAGAAGTTCATTAAGAGAAGAAAGTAAATGTAAAAAGTAATTTCAGATTTGAATTACAAAAAAGTTTTAAAGAATTATTTTCAAAATAATATTTCTAATTTCAAAATAAAAATTAAATTCAAAAATCAAAATGAGATTTAAAAATATAAATAATAATTGTTGTTCGTAAAGTGATAAGCAAGAACAATGTTAGAAGCAATTAGGAGATACAAAACGTTATAACTAAGCATGAATACTTTGCATTATACAATGCCATTTGTAGCCATTTAGAGAGCTATACAGAGCATACATTTATTATTTAGATGTTTTTTAGGTACTCAACAATCTTACATGTGGCTTAAATGGGCTTAGAATACGTTGTATGAAAAGAGTAAAAAGTCACTAAATTTAGATTGAAAGTAAATTAATTTTGCCCAGTAGATAATTAAAGTAGTGGTGGAAATTTTAACGGATAGATTAATTTTATCGGCAGTGAAAAAAATTTTCGGATTGAGATTCAAAAAATAAATTTCAAAAATATTTTTGGCGGGGCTTCGAACAACGCCCGTCACATCAAGGGTTGAGAACGACGAGCCCGCCTTATCCGTAACCGCATCTTGAAATGAAAAGTTAAAATTGTGTAATTTTTCACAATGTATGCAGGCGATATAGATTAAAATTAAGTATATAACGCCCTATTATCAAGATAATCATGTTCTCAACGCAATATAGGGCTTTTCTCAGTAGTGATTATCGATGAATTAGTAAAGTTTTCAAAACCAATATGGTCAATCGATATTTGAAATTGGCCGAAGATTGAAACATGTGAAAGAGAACGATCTAGCACATGGTGAATTTAGAAAATGGCTAGACAGTATTGGAGTTGAAAAAACTTTTGCAGCTAAAGCAATGAAAATAACAAATGAATTAGGAGCAAATGTTGAACGTGTTCAACATTTAGGTATTAGAGCGTTGTCTCAAATAGCGACTATTCCTGAAGATAAGCGAGAACAAAAACACGAAACTTCCTCTGGAGAAATGAAAACACCTTATGAAATGACTAATAAAGAACGTGAGGAATTTAAACGTCAACTCAAACAACGCGATGAAGAAAAAAACCAACTCGAATCACAACTTGAACAAGCACAACGATCTGAATCAATTGCACGTAAGCAATCAGAGAAATATATTTCAATACATAATATTTATAGGAGATGATATAAATGTCACAGAGAAAACTATTATCACAACAAAAAGCTTACCGTACCAAAGATGTACAAGAACAAAGAAATGCGACTGAGAAAGCTATGAATGAGCTTACACCTTTATCAAAAGAGCCACCTGATTTTTTAGATGATGATGCTATTCAAGAATGGTATAGAGTACTTCCACTCATTAATGAATTACCTATAAAAGATTTAGACAAAGGTCTTCTTGCTACTTATTGCCAAACATATAGCAACTACAAAAATGCCACACTCAAAATTCAAGAAGAAGGTATGGTGGTTGTGACTGAACGTGGAAGTAAACTCTCACCTCATTACACAATACAAAGGGATAGCGTGAATACAATGAACGCCATTTGTCCCAAATTAGGCTTAACTGTTGAGGCACGTCTCAAGATTATGGAACCTAAGACAAAAAATGAGTATGATCCCGTAGGTGATTTTGTGACAGGTAAGAAGCCTAAATCAGTATATGAAGAGTTTGGCATAGGCAAAGATGATTGATAGGTTAGAAAAACTTTGGCGAATTGAGCTGTTACTCTTTTTTGAGTAATAGCTACATAATCAACATTTTTAAATACTTATCTAGCTATAGACAAAAATGTCCGTTACTACATAACTATTTTTGTTATCTACTTAGGTTGTGACGTTTTTGGTATATCCTTTAATCTCAAAAAATATGATGCGTAATTTTAGCAAGAGTCATAACAACAATTAATTGGAATGTATAAACTAATAAATAGCAAATCTCGTTGTACAAACTTAAATATATAATAATGCCTTCCAAATTTTGGAAAGAAATGGGTTTCTGTAACTGTTGCAGAAACTTATAAGCGTTTATATAACTATATAAAGAAATGAGGTTATAACATGCATCTAAAACCCTGTAAGCAAGTATTAAGATATTATCCCGTTGAAAAGATTACTGAATACGAACTGCTAACTGCTTATAATCCTATGTTTATTAATCGTAAAATACAAGCAATAGAGGAACAAATCGAATGTATGTATAGCCTTAATACATCGCATATGACCTGTGATGATGTAATGGGCGTTATCACCACTTCGTATCCACTAGAAAAGTTGGTATGTTGGATCGTGGATAAAAAAGAAGAACTGGATAGATATAAAAAGCAATCCAATAAGCGACTGAACCTAGTTAAAAAGTTGATTAAACGCTACCCACCGCATGAACAAAAGGCAGTTATTCAATACATGCAATCAAACGGCTCATATAAGCCACACAAAGCCATAGAGAAACTTCAAAGAGATTTATACCAAATACATCATAAAGCGCGTTCAGAACGCAATGAGAAGCGCACACAAGCCAATAAAGTTATTTACAACGATTATATCGAATCTAAACGTAAAAGCCTACAAAATGAACGTGAGGTGCTTGCTATATGATTATTGAGTATCAAGATGTAAATTATAAAATGTTATCTAAGTACATGCTGAACTATCACAGATTGTGTGACTGGTATATTAACCGACCTCATAGCGTTAATGACCTTCAATATCGAAATATATGCGATATAGCTAAAGGGATTACTGCTGTATATAATGATTCTTCTTTATTAAAGCAACAAGTTATTAAGTTGACGTGGTGGGACAAGGAAAACTTATCAGATGACGTTATTTGCGACATCATCGGTATTAAACAAAGGGCATTGTTGCGTGCTAGAACGTCTATATTAGATCGATTGGCGAGTGAAATCGGCTATGTATGATAAAAAAACGATTAAACAGTTTATATTGAGTTGTCACAAGCATATTAACGATGATTATGAAGATAAACCCATTGAAACAGATGATTTCTTTGAGTTAGGTGCTGAAGTTGGCCATAAGCGTATAGATCAAATGAATACAGAAGATGCGATATTTTTAAACGAGCTAGAATTGGCTGCCGAAACAGTAGGAACATTCAAAGAGTTTAATTTGTTTTTACTGATGGTAGAGGGGAAAACTTACAAAGATATGGCTCGTATATTCGAAGTAGGCGAGCAGAGAGTTAAGCAGATGTTAGACAAGTTAATAGTTAAAATGATTGAATATTTGCAATATAACTAAAATTGTATATAATAGGTAATGGAATCACTTATCACTTTCTTACGAATACACACTAGACGACTTTTAAAGTCGTCTTTTTATTTGGTTATTAATACAACTAAATTTTTTAATCACATTAGAGTGAGTATAGAATAGGCTTATTCTGATATTTAATGCTATAGTAAACTTACATACAGCTATATATATATTATTTTATAATTATTAATTTTTGCTCATACCAATTGCCAAAGTATGTTATGGGGCGGTTATTTGCTTGATAGTTCAATGTCATGTTAAAATATATTTATCAGTTTTTTAGCATCATAACTCTTAATTTACAAGGCAGACAGTCTAGTCTGTCTTTTTTTTTTATTTACAATAACGAACATATGTTCTATTATATTTATTGAGGTGATACTATGATGCCAGATAAATATAAAAATGAAACTGACTATCGCAAAATACCACGTGAATACTTAAATCCACGCATACCACAAGGACGTGGCATGGTTAAATGGCAACCATTCAAGACTATGCCTGAACAGTATGAGAGGTTAGAGCAATACATACTAGACCAAAATAAAATTGAGAGACCTATATTAAGTGAAGATCAATTAAACGAGTTAAATGATACATTAGTATATAAGATGTTTCATGATCCATCACTTACAGTCAGCTATTATAAAGACGGTTACATTGAAAATGTAGAGGGTATCATTCACAAAGTGGGTGACTTAGAGCAATGCTTATACATCCATGTAGAAGATGAGTTAAGAAAAATTAGCTTGATGGATATTGTAGACATAAAATAACCTGCACTAAATAAAGTGCAGGTCTCAGAGATATACTCATAAATCAATATAAAGGTAGTTAAGTAGTGGCTATTTGTTATATATCCATAGTGTGTCATCTTAAACATTATTTTAACAAATTTTATAAATTGTTTTCGTCCCTTAGAGGTAATATATATATATATAGGTGAGTAGGACGACACTATAAAGTTATCTGAAATATGAATTAAGCATAAATCCGTCAGCTTTTTCTTCCATTTCATCTGGAAGAGTATAAACGCTATCTTTATCAATTTCTTTTATAGCATCATAAGTCCATCTGGAAGTCATTGCATATTGTTTTTCATCTGGTGGAGAAACATATACATCAACTGTAGAAAAATCTAATTTTGTTTTTTTAACTGCATATAATGTGTCAGCTGTATTTGCTTTCATTGCTTGTACTGTAGATTTTTTGGACATGGCAGATGGCACTTCAATAGTGATGTGTATTTCATCATTTTCATTAACAAAATCTAATTCTTTAAGTGTAACTGACTCTTTTTCAATGTTCTTCTTTAATTTATCTGTATCACTTAAAGGCTTTTTGTCTTTTTTATTTTTTTGTTCATCATTTTTCTTACTATCTTTACTAGATGATTTCGTTTCCTTCTTATCTTCTGATTTGCTTTCTTCCTTGTTTCCACACGCAGCTAATACTAAAAAACTTGCTAATAATAAAAATAAAACCTTTTTCATTTAATGCTCTCCCTTAAAAAATAAATTATTAACTTAATTGTACTATACCTAAAAAATAATAGTGATAACAAAAAGTTATGATTAAGCTTTTTATTTGTGAATTTACTTATAATTAATGGTAAGTTAAATACAATTATAGAACACCAAACGAACAACTATACATTAATTCATTTCTCGATGCAGCACAGAGCGAATGTCAGAGAGATAATTAAATGGATTTGGTAATTTTGATGTAATCTTTTAAGATAGAGGTGTGACGTTACTTAAAAATCAGTAACATTGGTCGGACAAAAATGTTTAACCAAAAGTATGTACTCAAAAATAGGTGTGTAAAAAGTCCACACACAAAAAAGTTTATGTGCTATTACTCAAAAATGAGTATGAGGTTAGGTTTCTCAAAAAAGAGCAACCAATGTACACGGTCAAAAATGACCACGTACTATTGTTCAAGAATGGACGATAGCAAACGGACAAAAATTGTCTGATTGTAGATAAATGAAAATACAAAAGTAGGATTATTTTTGAACTCATATTGTATTAGTTTGCTTTTTAGAAGATAATTAAAAACAACAATAATTAAGAGGTGAGCAGAACTTGAATAGATTGGATGGCAAAACTGTCATAACTATTATTGGTGTAATTGGTTTAATGATATTCGCTTTTATTTTTACGATTGGCTACATATTAAGTAATATAGACCCTGAAAATAAGTTGGAAGGTTATACAATAGCGATTAGTTTTATTGGAATATTTGCCACATTTGGTGGTGCTTATTTAGGTGCTAAAATAGCAGGAGATAATGCTAGAAATATTTATGAAAAACAAAAAAATGAAAAGAAGCAAGAATTAATTACTAAAATTGAGTTAATTACTAATATCAAAATGATAAAAGTTTTGAAACATTCTAATAATGTAAAAGAATCAAGATTATTATTGTATGTTGCACCTAAAGATAATCGATCTTATGATGAAATAATGAGTAGTGGAATTATGGAAATTTTAGACTTAATTGATGGTTACGCTAATCCTATTATCGAATTACTTGAAGAAAGAGAAATATATGAAGGATCTCCAAAATTATATCAAAGTCTACTAAATATGTTTAATGAGTGTAATAGGATGAATTATCACATCAATCAAATTGATGTAAAAGATAGAACTGGAAGATTGCCAGAGGATTTTAATAATTTAAGTGAAAAGGAAAGAAAATGTTTAATAGATAAGGTGGATGATTATAGAGAACTTGTTAGGAAAGATATTCTAATTAACTTTGCAGAGTTTGAATTTATAGAAACCAATTTAAATAATTGTGCTAATGAGATTTTAAATAATATATCTGAAGAAAATAAACTTTTAGATTATATTGATTTTAAAAATCACGTTGATATGAGGTACACTTTAGATTAA